CCGCAGAATATCTATCTGATCGGCAGCAGCTCGCAGAGTCTTAAAAGGAACAAGGCGTGTTTCGGTAATGTTGATGTTTTGTGCTACTTGGTATTCGTAGCGGCGCGGATCCGGTCTGCCGTCAGGGCGTAAAGGGTTAATTGCTCCCGGAGTAATCGGCATACCCGGACCGAACGGAACCATGCTCATCCAAGGGTTACGCGGTAATGGGTTGGAGTTGCCGTAGTTCTGCGAGATCTGATTAAGAGCTGCGTTACGCATATCGTTTTCCGACATGGTGGTAGCACCAGCCGGCAGGTTTGGCTTCTTGTCTAAGTCTCCAGCCAGTAATGCCTTTGCGATACGGTCACGAAGACCCATGTGTATCTCCCTTTTTTACTATGCGTGTACGACTACTCGATATTGATTAGAAGTTGGGGCAACGGAGAATGCCAGCGTAACAGTATTGGCGGTGGCATGCGCGACATCGCAAACTACTTCTGCGTATGTTCCGCTTGCTTCATAGACGCTTACTATTACATCACGAGTATTTAGGTTATGTGTGATTGTGTAGGAAGTAGCAGATCCGTCACCGACATTGGCTGCGTACTTACTTACGACTACTGTCGAGTCAATGGCTACTGTATTAGTGAGAACTGAAATACCATTACCAGCGCCTACTGCTAGATCAGTAGTTAAATTAAGTCCGGAAGTAGTGGCGAGTTTGATTTCTGCGCCGCTTGCTCCTGTTTGTAATCCGTATCCGGATCTAGGGGCAAAAGTAAAGTTAGTTCCGGTGAGTAATACGCCGTTAGAAGCAGTATAAGTTCCAGCGCCGGAGAACTGTTGAAACACAATAGGATCTGTGCCTACTGTTGTTACTTCATCGACATTTACCCAGCCTGTATTGGCGTTAAGTGTTCCGTTATCTACGAAAGTAAAGTCACCGCCGGCGATCTCTACTGCGGTGTCGAAGTCTGTTGCGCGAGTAAGCACCCAGTTTACAGATCCGCTACCTACTGTGGTAAGTGTGTAAATACCATTTTGAGAAGTAGTAGTTTGATTTTTTACAAGGATACGATCATTGACCGAAGGCGTTGTGCCGTCAGTAATAAAAGCAGCTTGCGCTCCAGCGTTAGTTAATGTTGCTCCTACGCCGCTAGTTCCGTTGCTGTAAGTCGCGTTTAAGTTAGCGGTAGTTGCGGCATAGGAAGCTGCGTGAATGTTAAGACCTTGCGCGACATCATCAACATATTGCTTAGTTGCTGCGTCTGTGCTTACTGTTGGTGTTGCTAAGTTGCCAAGTTTGAAGCCTTGCATGTTGAGATCTTGACTTGGCGTGAAGGCGTGTGAGTGATCTTCTTTAGAAGGCGCAGTTGCGGATCCAGCAGAAGCAGCTGCTCCGGATAATGCCTGTGGTGTGGCAGTTCCAAGCGCCGGAGTTCCGTGAGTGTGATCTGCGCGAGCATAATTAGTAGAAGAGCCGTTGCCACTAGCAGCTCCGTAAGTTGTTTGGGCAGTTATTGTTCCAAACTGATTAGTTTGCGCCCAAGCAGTTCCGTTTGAGTAGTAGAAAAGATATGTGTCGGTAGCATAAAAAATAGTTCCAGTATCTACCGAAGTTGCTAATGGTCGAGACGCAAGTAAGCCTGATTGAATTGCGTTACCCGCTACTTCCCAACGCGTTCCATTGTAGATATAAAGTTGAGCATCAACTGTGTCGAAGTAAATCTGACCGGAGACGGGAGCAGCCGGTGCGGTAGCAAGGTTTTGAATTCTTGCGTTCTGTAATTCGTTCTTGCTTAGATCTATTGATACTAGAAACTTGCGCGCCATGTGTGTTCTCCTAAACTATGTATGCTACGCCGGTGAAAGCACCTGTAAAGGTTATCACCATTTGATTAACGCTTGGGTAAGTTATAGCGCCTTCGCATTGAGTTCCAGCAGAGTCTAATACAACTGCTACCGGATTGAAGCCTAGATTATGATTTATAGTCCATGTCGCACTAGATACTGATTGCGTATGGGTATAGGCAACATTGCCCGGTGAAAAGGCTCCAGCCGGACCTTGCGGACCCGGAGCTGCGACAGTAATCTGATTGATTACCGGTTGAACTACTATTACATCTTCGCTCATCGAGTCACTTCCGCACTCACGACAACCTGCCCTTGCACTAATCGGGTCACTACGCCGGTAGGCGCGGTAATTTCCAAATCATAGTAGTAAGTGCCTTCGTCTATATCTCTTGTTTGCGCTGCGGTAGCATGGACTGCGACTGTTCCTGTTGCTCCGGTAATGGTAATCCCACTTCCCGTAGAAAGCGATAATACTGTTGTCGAATCAGAAGGTAGCGAACGGATCTGTAAGGCAGCAGTGTAAGAAGTAATATTGATCGCAGTGCCGTTCGGGTTTTCATAAGTTACCGTCAAATACCAATCTGCGCCTTGATCTATTATTGTGTTATACGCGACTGCCATTATACTCCCTTACTATCCGGCGCTATCATAGCCGTTCCGCACTTACTACAATGGCTCATTGATTTCGGCATTGGTAATCCGCACTTCCGGCAGAAATTAGCGAGCGCTCCAAAGTAATTCGCAATGTTAATAGTACCAAGAAGATCAGCAAAACCCTGAACCATAGCGTCAAGGCGATCCGGTGAATTAACTTCTTCCGGAGTCCAGAGTGTCATTTGATCTTCTAGCTGCGCGAACTCGCCAATGTGGTGAATACGCCCCTGCTCATACATAGCCGCTATCGGCTCAGCTCGAAGTCTCTTACCCACATGCGCTCGCACTTCTCGGATTGGTAAGCCAAGCCGGATCTGTTGGAGAACGCTAGTAACCATATCTCCACCTTGATTAACTTCTACTAGGATCGAGTCAGCCTTGAACTCATCAAATACCGATACTGCCTTAGAAGCCCAATCAAGCGGCGATCCCCGAAATGAGTAATCTCCCAGCAGGTAACCATGTCCAGCCGCGTCAGATCCGCACACGACTATTCCTGTTTCGTCAGAGTCTTTGGTATTCGTTACTGCCGGATCTATGGATACGACAATTCGTGCCAAATTTGGTGCTTTATCTAGCCTGTTGCGATCTATTAAGCCCTTAGTCCATAACGCGCCTTCTACATCTTCTAAGATCTCTCCGTATAGTTCCTGCCGACCTAGCCGGGTATTGTTGTATCGTGCCTGTAACTCCAGCAACGCGCTAGGCGCTAAGTTAGCCGCGTTATCGAAAGTAGATCCGCGAGTGATTACTACTGAGCCGTCATCGCGGTTGGCGAGCGCTCGGATTAACGGAGTAGGGCGCGGGGTAGTAGTTACGATAATGCGTGGCTTATCGCCTAAGCGCAATCCAAACTGTAATTGATCCCAAGCGTCTGAGTATCTATATGCCGCTAACTCATCACACCAAGCGCCATGATGTTGCGGACCACGAAAGCGATCCGGCTGATCGGCTGAGAATAACTTTATCCTAGATCCGTTCTTTAATAGGATCTCTCCAATAGATCGGTTCCAGCTGCTCAGCATTCTATATCTACGCAAGATCGAGATTACGCCTGACTCTCCTTCGGCGCAGGTATCTCTTGCGTCAGAGAAGGTAGGCGCGACTATTGCCCAACGGGTTCCCGGTTGTTGGATAGCTTCCCACGCCAACCACTCAGCCGCCGTTCGAGTCTTACCAGCACCGCGACCAGCCATATAAAGCCAAATGTGCCAATCACTCTCCGGTGGTAATTGTTCCGCTCTCGCTAATTCCGCTCTCCACTTGTAGCGGGCGGCTCTGATCCACTTGGTCGAGTAATCGGATAATTCGTTCGATGTCGGAGTCAATGTTGCTGCTTCCGTCATAATTCACCACTTCCGCTTGTATCTTCTGCGGAGCGTCTAAGCCTAAGATCTTGGCGCGGCGATCTATAACCCGCAGGATAAAGTCCGCAGCTCGCGTCTCCCCGTCTATGGCTCGCTTCCAGTATGCCCTTTGTAGCCGGTCCAGCCGGTCTAATTCGAGATCCCGCATTTCTTCGGTAGGTTGTTGTAGGGTCCGCAATAAGGCGCGCTTGTAAGCCTTGTATGCCCCTGCTGCGTTCGCGTAGCCAACTACCTTCGCTATTCGATCCCAAGTCTCCCCTGTTCTGCGTAACTCGACTACTGCGAGTTCGCGATCAATAATGTCCGGATCCGGCACTTTACGCTGTTTTTTTCCTGCCATGTGTTTACTGTAATGTAGGAAATACTACTTCGCGAATTATGCTTGCGCCTTCATCCGGAGTCAAGGCATCAGGGATAAATGTCGCATTATATTCCAGCGCTAGATTACGGTGCTTAGTCTCTCGACCCTTAACCCATGACGGGTTCTGCTCTTTCCCGGTAATCGCAGCTCTTGACTTACGCCGTTGCGCAGCTCTCTCCGGGTGAGTATCTAGGTAGAACAAGTGGAACTCCCCGTACATAATGGCTAGATCAAAAAAGCGCCTATTGGCTAAGCGGTCACCTTCTCCATACACAATGTCATGATTTATTGTCGGATACCAAGGCTCAATCTCCAGTATCGCGGCATTTCCCAATGTGTCGGTTCCCCCGAAGGTAGGGCGTAGCCAGCCCAGCGAGATAGCCGTTCCGTAGGGAGTCTGATGTTCTCTCCACTTCACCGGATCATCGTGCTTGGCTACTTCGATCCAGTTCCGAGTAAGGGCTTCGGTAAGAGTAGTTTTGCCGGATCCCGGTGCGCCGATTAAGTAAATAGTCTTCATAGCGCTCGCTCGACTATCTCCCGGTTAGGTTGG